CAATACCCCTCCCCCGGCCCTAAATAGTAACACGAATCATTCTCATTTGCATCATTGTTAGCAATAGCGATACGGTTTAGATCTGCATTGTCAGAGTGTGAGAGTCTGAGCAGCAACCTGTCAGACACTTGGCAGACACCTGGCAGACACTGGACAGCTATACAGTACTGGACATCCATACATGTAGTGATTCTATACAGGTTTACATTGTTGGCATGGTTCGTGCTAGGCGCGGTCAAGATTCTCAGATGGTTATAAGAAGCCTGGTTGTTATGACAAATTAGTCTTTGACATTCTGAATTGGTTCGTTCAAACTGTATTCATCAAGTCGAGAGACATAACCAGAGAGGATAACACCATGTTAATCAAAGCAACCCACAGACTAATTGACAGCGTATGGACTATCACTGCGGATATTCAGGACGGTAAAGCCAAGATACTGGACTACAATAGGGATGATCCAGAGGGATACATCCAAGAGCGCACACTACCTAAAGGGAAGGTCATCGAGGGCGAAGGGCGAGTGGTTGAGCGTCTATTGATAGACGGTGAGCACTACGAAGTCACCAATCCGAAGTACGTTTTTGATTACAAATAAGGTTGTTTTAATGGTGGGCATCTGCTACGGTGTCCACTGTTAAGCCAACACAAGCAAACCAAGAGGGTAATACAATGGAAAGAGTAACAGCGAAGCACCTAGACCAAATGGCTGAAGTTATCAACAATCAGCTAGGCGTAACGGCTACAGAGGCTTGGACACGTCAAGAGGACGGGACTTATAAAGCGAACATCGGTTATCATCACATTATGTCATCGGGCTATGGTAGCAGCCTAGTTCGACTATGTACCGAAGGCGGAGGAGTTTCGGACATTCTAAGGGCTAACACAAAGCGCGAACTAATGCAACAAATGAGGGCGTTTTCTTACGGCCTAGCAGCTAGAAACGAGGGCTAAACCATGACAGCATTGGAAATGGAAGTTAATAGACTAAGGCAAGCAATGGAGTTAGACTTGCAAGCCTGTCACACTGATTTAGAGCGGCAGCTTTGCCGTGTGGTTTGTGAGCGGGAGATACGCGAATTAAACAAGAGGGTTTCACAATGTTAATCTATTTTACATGCTTCGCAGTAGGCTTCACTTGCAAAATGTTATGGGATGAATTCAGAGGTGCAGCATGATTGACGCGCAGGAATTCATAGTATACGCTACGTTTCTGGTAGTAATGATAATCTGGATTGAAATTAAGGGGTTGAACAAATGAGCGACTATGACGGATGGACAAACTATGAGACTCAGCAAGCGGCCACATGGTTAAAAAATGCAGGCTACCCTTGGCGTTGTCTCGTGAGCGATGTAGATGAAGTTTTAACCGAGGATTTAGAAGATGAGCTATACGAATTAGCCTATGGTGAGTGCATGCAAGGGCTAGCGTCTGAGATTTATAACGATTGGAGCAGCCGCGTAAACTTGAGCCAGATAGCCGACCGCTTTAATCAAGACTTGACAGCAATGGGAGAGTAGTAATGAGCACAGATAAGAACGGTGGTGGTGTTTTCGATTACGAAGGCGGTGATATGGAATACCTTGTTGAGTGGGAGCTTGACGACGGCGCGATGTACTGTGAAGTTTTCATTGTGTCAGGTGGTGTTAAAGTGAACGTAAACGACAAGCTGTATGATGCAATCATGGGGCGCATCTATGACTTGGCATGGGACTATTACTGGGAGCGTGGAGAATGAGATATAAACACCTTACGCACATGACACATGCAGAGATCGCGGAGGCGTTGGACATGACTGAGGATGCTGTTAAAGCTGTCCTGGCGCGTGCCATGCGAAAGATACGGGTATATAATCCAGAGCTGGCCGCGTGGCTGGACAAATAACGAGGGAAACTGAGATGATAGCTGACACAATGGGTCTTAATCTTTATTATTTATGGCAGAGTGATGAAAATCCTAGAGCGAAAGCAGCCAATTGGTTTCGGTATCGGCACGGCATTAAACATTGCAGACCGCAGCAAGATTTGTTAATTGAAATTTTACTGCCTTTCTTTCAAGAGTATGCCCATAAATACATGCATGAGCTGAAAGATTACGAGCCTGAAGATGCGTTGTTTAATGCTCTCTCAAACGGCAGGGGACTGTCTAGCGTAACTAGGGGAAGACTATCCATTAACTTGGCAAATAGTGTTCTTGATTATTTTGTTGATAACGGGCACGTAGAAATTCTCGAGGAGAAGCTAAAAGCTGCGCTGAGAAAACTCGAAAAGGAAGACACCTATAAAGAGTTTACATATGAAAGAGCATTAGAAATTGTAGAGAGGGGATAAAACCATGAGCACTGCACTGAAAGAACTAGAACAAATCGCGCAGCGTCTTGATACGTACATGCACGAGCACGGAAACTCGGCAGCGCTGGAAACGGCAGCGGAGGCAATCGCTGACGAACTTGACGAGCGTGACAAGATAGTGTCAAGAATATTAATAACGCGGGAGTACATTGTGGATGTAAAACACAGCCGCAACGAGAACTCTTTCGAGGTATTCCAAGAAGCGTCAGAGTACATAACGGCCAAAGACATGGACTACATCGATGCGGATTATGAGATCTTTGAACTGGATATAGACGTTGATCCTGACGTTGAGGTTGACAGCTAGGAAAATTCATGCTAAAATATTACTATAAAGAACTTTAAAGCTAGCTATAATGTTAATTATTATAAATATTATCTTTATAGCTTAGCTTTAAAGAAACTTTAAAGAGGTGATTATGGGTTATATTAAAACACACCAGCCCTGTGAAGACTGCGGTAGCAGTGACGGGTTAGGTATCAATGACGATCATTCAACGTACTGTTTCGTTTGTAACAAGTACACCAAACCCAACGGCGCTCAACCAATGCACAAACCAGAAAGCAAAAAGCAATTCAATGCTCGCATCTTGACGGGCAAGTACAGCGCCATCATTGACAGACGCATACAGAAAAACACGGCTGAAATGTACAGCGCAATCGTTGACGGTGATCGAGTTTTGTTTGGTTACTACGGCGAAGGCAACGAACCAGTAGCAGCGAAGGTGCGTTACCCTGACAAACGTTTCGTTACAGAAGGCGATTGGGTCAAAGGTAAACTGTTTGGTCAACAATTGTTCAGCCCTGGCGGTCGTTACATCACGCTCACAGAGGGCGAGTACGACTGCATGGCAGCATCGCAGATGTTCGATAATAAATACCCTGTGGTGAGCATACGTAACGGCGCACAATCAGCAGTGCGTGACTGCCAAACGCATTACGAATACCTGAATAGTTTCGAGAACGTTATCATCTGTTTCGACAGCGACAGCCACGGCGTTAAGGCAGCCAAGGATGTAGCAGAACTGTTCGGTAACAAGGCCAAGATTGTTACGCTCAAAGACTACAAGGATGCGAATGACTACCTCATCAACGGCAAGCAAGAGGCTTTTGTTAAGCAGTGGTGGGCAGCAGAGACGTTCACACCTGATGGTATTGTACGGGCTGGTGAATTGTTAGAGGCAATCAAGACACCGCTTACGCGCAGTCCGGTTTCGTATCCGTTCAAGCGACTTGATAACATGCTGTACGGGATACGTCCTGCGGAGCTTGTCACGCTGTGTGCTGGCTCTGGACTAGGAAAGTCTACAATCCTGCGCGAGATGGTGGTGTCGATGTTACAGCAGAGCGATACACCTATGGGGCTTATGTTCCTAGAAGAAACGCCAGAGCGTACATTGCGGGGTCTTGTGGGGCTGGAGATGAACAAGCCCATTCACCTGCCTGATTGCGACTACGACCCTGAAGAAGTCGAACGTGTTTTTGTTTCGCGTGATTACGATAATCGTGTATTCTTCTGGGATAGCTTCGGAAGTAACGAGATCGAACGGGTGATAGGACGTATGCGGTACATGGTGAAGGGTCTGAACTGTCAGTTTATTATTCTCGATCACCTATCTATCCTTGTTTCCGATCAGCAGAACGGGGATGAACGCAAAGCAATCGATATGATAATGACCCGCTTACGTATGTTTGTACAGGAGATGCGGATCACCCTACTGTTAGTGTCGCACCTGAAGCGTCCAGATGGTAAGTCTTTAGAGGATGGTGCGGTTACGAGCCTCGGTATGCTACGAGGCAGTGCAGCCATCGCACAGCTATCAGATGCGGTGATCGGTGCAGAGCGTAACAGCCAGGCAGAGGACGCAGAGGTACGTAACACTACCAAGCTGCGCGTACTGAAGAACCGTTTCAGTGGTAAGACCGGGCCAGCCGGTGAGCTAGTCTATAACGAAGATACAGGACGTTTAACCGAACAGGAGAACGCGCTATGAGATGCAAAGCCTGTAACGTAGAGCTGTCAGATTACGAGTCAACCCTACGCTGTGCCAATACAGATGAGTTCATCGACTTGTGTATGTCATGCTTGACAGCAGGCGGTGATGTTAATTATAGTGATCGTGAAGATCTTAGAACGCTCGCTGATTTACCAGAGCTTAATAGTTTGTTTGATGATTTTGAGGAGTACTACGATGAGTAAACTGCCTAACCAAAAAGAAAAAGTATTGGCGTATTTAAAAAGTGGTAAGGTTCTTACAAGAGAGCTTGCTATGACTGAGATGGGTATAATGAATGTGACTGCACGAATCGCTGAACTAAGGAACGATGGGTACACAATACACCCTAACCTAAAGACACACACTAATAGGTACGGTGACAAGGTATCTTCAGCGTCTTGGACAATGGAAGTTACCGATGAAATACCAACCCAAATGGTGATTGAGTATGAGTAACATGAGTCGCTGGATAATTAAACAGGAAGAAGACAATGACATACGCTGTGGTGGATATAGAAACGACCCTGGACTGGAAGAGGATACACCTAGCAGGCGTGTATCTGCCCGACTCTGGGAAGAGTATTGCGTGTTACAACGTTACACAACTACAGGAAGCCTTGACTGGTGTATCAACGGTTATCGGTCACAACCTGATTGGCTTCGATCTGCCTAGACTGGAAGAGATCTGGGGCTTTACGTGGGCGGGC